CTAGGATAACGCAGATACACGATGAGATAGTAGGGATACAGATGAGGCTAGACCAGATGGAAAAAGAGCATGTAGAAGAGATTGAGCATCATAACGAAGAGCTTATACAAGAGAATAAATCTTTATTGGAAAAAATTGGAATAAGAAAACGATAGGAAATGTAATTAAAATGACTAATGAATGTGATTGTGAAAATTGTGAATGTGAGAATTGCGAGTGTAAGTAATGGAAGATTGGCGTAAAGGATTAAAAGAATGGGCTGATACTACTGGGGCTTTTGGCAATATGTTCGGTGGGTTCTTAGGTATGTTTGGTGTCTTTGTTATCATTATGTTCTTTTACGAAGGGTGTAAATGGAGGAGTGAAAATGGGCCAGACAACATCATTAACCCCAAAGAAGAAGAGCAGGCTCCAAACCCAAATAACAATTTCACCGAGTATGAAAGTACTTGGACTTGGATATTATTTAAAGACTAGTTGGAGTGCTCATGTGGGAAACAGTATTTATAGCAAGTATGTGGACTTATTGGTTCAGCGAGGGATGTACAGAGGGATACACTTTTGCAAACTCGGACAGAAGAAAAGAAAACAAACTTATTTGTGAGCATAAAGGTAAGGGTGAAGGAGTACTAGATTATCATGCTTGGCGACTTGGAGAGAATATTGGCACGGTTGGTGCCGTTGCCGGTGCATATATGATTTCATCTGAGCCACTAAATTTTGCCATGATATTAACGGGGTCGTGGCTTACGGGAACTTGGATATATGAAAGAGCATTGAACTATGTGTTTTCTAATGACCTATTTCCACAGAAAGGCCCGTATAGTTTAATGGGATTAGAAATCCCTCGTAATCAGCTTGTGGAGGGAATCCTCACTGCTGGTATTGGAACAGCATTAATTGTAGGAGGTCTATAATGGACTATATGATGGGTAACTGGGAATATATAATGATTGCCGTTATGGTGGTCGACAAAATCGTAGCCATGTCACCGAGTAAGATGGATGACCTTGTTTGGACATCTGTCAAAAAGGTTTTAATGGGCGTAAGAGTAATGAAGAAAAAATAATGCCGTTTTACCAAGAGATAACTAAGGTAATTGGTCGTGAGGGAGGGTATGTAAACGACCCTGATGACCCCGGCGGAGAAACTAAGTACGGCATTTCTAAAAAAGCATATCCAAAGGTTGATATAAAGAACCTTACAATGGATGATGCCGTAGAAATATATAAAGATGAGTATTGGTTGCCAGCCAAAGTTGAGCGATTGCCAGATAAATTACAAGGTCAGTATTTTGATATGGTTGTAAATCAAGGTATATCAAAGTCTGTCAAAATATTACAACGCGCCTGTAACGGAAAGAACAAAGACAAGATTGAAGTAGATGGTAAGATTGGACCCAATACAATTAAAGCTACTAAGAAAGTAGAACCTGATAGGTTGAGGGCTTATAGAATTATGGAATATGCTAGATTGGCAATGACCCGACCAAAGCTAGAAAAATATTATTATGGCTGGGTAAAGAGGGCTATGCATGCCTAAAGCATTCTATGGTCTAAAAGATTTCTCCGGCGGTCTTAATGACGCTTTCAATCCACGTGATATTGCTGATAATCAGCTTTCTGAAACAGACAATATTATTCTGGATGAGAGGATGTCAATCAAGCCGTTAGGCGGAGACTCCACACATACTGACATACCAGACGGTACCGCAGGGCATATTACGCCCGGATATGGTGCATTTGTATTCGAGTCTGACCATGAGCAAGGTTCTTCCGCATTAGACACGGGTGAGAACTGGTTTGCAATGTGCGATGGTCTTACAGGTACAATAGACCTATACGACCTTAAAGGTGATGCATTTAACAGTTCTCAAGTTGACTTGGGAACGCCTACAAGTGATACATTTGCAGCAAATAAATTAGCGTTCACAGATAATTCTGGTTCTGGTACGAATGATACTATTGTAGATGATGACAGTACAATGATATCCAATGGGTTTCGCAAGGGCGATATTATTGCGATATCAGGATGTACTGACGATACAGACAATAATCTTAATGGGGTGAGAATTAAGAATGTGACTGCAAGTACGATTACACTTGACCATAGTGGAATCGTTGATACAGATGCTAATGAGGCTGGTACTCCCACTATTACAAAGCTTATTAAAGCTGTTTACTATTTTTCCGATGAAGCTTTGAGGATTGCTGACGGCACGTTCGGTGCTTCTGTTCAGCCTTATTGGTATGGCTACGTTAAAAGACAGCACTTTGGTAGCCTGAGTCTTTCTTCCACTACAAGTTTTGACAACTGGTTCTCCAATGTAAATACATTAGCTGCCCCCACAGAGCTTGTCATTCATGCATCTAACTATCCATCTGCAGGTACTGGATTTCAATTCAGTACAACGGCAGCGACTGTATCTGGCGGTGGCTATGATGCTGTGGCATATCAGATTGCTACTTCGTTTATTTATGACGGTCATCAGGAATCATTACTTTATGTTCCTACGTCGAACAATACATTTACACCGAGTGCAGATAATTATAAAGTGACAATGAATCTGCATGCAACCGCACCGTTTGATGAAAGGATATCTGGTGCGAGGGTTTATGTAAGAGTAGACGGTACAGATGACCCTTGGGCACTGCTTATGGATATTGATATGGCACGTGGTGCTAGAGCAGGACTAAGCGGTGATTATTCAGCGTGGGTAAAAAATAGCGGTGACCAAGTATATGTAAATAGCGTTGTATCATTAGCTCCAAGTCTGGAAACATATGAAATATTAAATGGTTTTCTTCCTTCTGAGCGTAAGATTACCATATCGGGTAACGGAGAAGGATATAAGACTGCAGTGGTTGCCAACCGAAGATGTTTTGTAGCCAATATAAAGACAGAGAACGAAGACGGTCAGACTATTCAAATGCGTGACAGGATTATGTACACTCCCGTAGGAAAGTTTGATACGTTTCCTAGAAGTTATTTTATTGACGTTGTTAAGGGAGATTCTGAAGAGTTTATTAAGCTTGAGGAATATTCAGACAGGTTGTTGGCGTTCAAGACGAGAAAACTTTATATTCTTAATATAGCTTCTCCTTCTCCAGCCAACTGGTTCTTAGAAGAGATAAAAGACTTTTCTGGTATAGAACATCCTCATGCAGCAGTCAAGACAGAGTTTGGTATATGCTGGATAAACAAGTTTGGTCTTTTCCTGTATGATGGAAATAATGTTACAAACCTTTTAAGGAACAAGATTAATGAGTCTACTTGGCAAGATTATGTAAATGCAAATACTGTAATAGGTTATAATCCCAAGAAATATTATCTCGTTATCTTAAAGAGTTCTTTTGCCACAGATGGGGATGTATACGTATATGACTTTCGTACAGGTTCTTGGGTGTCAGGACAGGCAGCATTTGATACGAACGTAAATCGAAGTAATATAGTTTCTGATTGGAACGGCAATATGACAACTACCTATCAGAATCTTACTACTGGAGATTTGACTTGGACTAATACCAATGCAAACTGGGGTTCTTATACTGGTGGAAACCTATGGAATTCTACTGCTGATAATTACAGTGTAAAGGAATGGTCAGATGATATCCGTGATGTGACGGCTGAAAATTTCAAGGTGACTACGAAAGATATAGATTTCGGTGACCCCGGCAGAATAAAAAAGGTATATGGTATTACACTAACTTATAAAAGCGATAATGACCAGACACAACCGATATACTATGCTACAGATGGTGGTACAAGTTTTTCAGACCAGCTTACGGGCAATTTCAGTGGCACGGGAACAGGATGGAAGAAACTACGAGCCACTTCAAGCAGTCCAATCTCTTGTCAGAGCATAAGATTTAAAATTACAAATCCGACCACTACAACGGGTACGTCGGAAGGAATACAGATAAATGATATGTCTATTGAATATAGACCTATATACAAGCGAGTGAATTAATGCAGGCACAGGAACGAAAGCTCAGGAATATGACACAGCGTCCTATTACTATTTCGGATAAGCCACCTGCCGTATCTCAGATGATGGATGGAGAAAGGGCTTACGCACGAGTTCCCGGCAAGAACCTGAGATTATATATTCGCTTGGGAGCAAAATTATATTACACAGAATTTCTACCAGTGGAAGAAAGAGACACAACACTGGTAACGACTAACGTGTGGGAGGAGATGGAATAGTGGCTTCAGCGTTTAATGCATTACTATCAAATGTAAGAGATAAAAATCAGGCAATGGCCTCTATGGCTCAGGCTAGAGTAGGAATTGTAGCAGCTAAGGAAAGGCAAGATATTCAGAGAGCAGAACAAGAAATAGCAGACAAGCAACTAGCAGAGGAGTCTCGAAGAGCAAGGCAGGAAGCAAAGGCAAAACGAAAAGGTACTCTTGGTGGATTTATAGGTGGGCTTTTAGCACCTGCGGCAGCGGCGGCAGCAAGCATAACTCTTGGACCACTTGGAATGGCTCTAGCTGCGGGAGCGGGCGGATACCTCGGCTCTAAAGCAGGAACAGAGCTTGGTGGTGAAGAATGGTATAAAGGCGGGAAAAAGCTATTTGGTGGAGTTTCATATAAATATAAACCAATAAATGAGGCTGACATTTCAAATCTTTCCAGTGGGTACTTTTATAAACCACAAAGAGAAAAAATTAAATATGATATAGGCAGGATTAATACTGAAGGTCAAAGTATGGAAGATATTTTCGATATGGCAAAAGAGGGTGTGGCACAGCAGATGGCTACATCGTCAGCTTTACGTGCATTCGGTACTGGTATTATGGCACAAGGTGCAGGAAATGCATTTAATTTACTTGCACAAGCTCCAGATGCAGCTGCTGTTACGACAGCCGGAGCTGCACTAACGGAGGTTCCAGGGCTTGCGGAACAAGCTGCGATGGGTACAGCTCCGCGTGTCGACTTTTTTGACCATCTATTTGGGCGGGCGGTAGAGCCAGGTCTGATGGGCAACCCAAGAACCGCTGATGTAGTATCTGAAATGTTTGGTCGTCCCCAGTCTTATGGATTGGGAAGATTTGCAACATCTTATGGAACAGGCACACCAGTTTCTTGGTAGGATAAATAATGTGGATTAATACTAAAGTAGAATTCGAGTGGGACGGTAATCAGTACGTAGAGACTGCGTGCGAGGGATATGAATATTCTGGCGAGGTTGCAGAGTGTCAGTTTCCCCTTAATTTAAATTTTAACCCTACTGGAACAGGAGGTTATGGAAATCTACCGTCTTGGCTAGGTGGTGGCAGCCAGTTATCTCCAGTAGGGACTGGTATAGATGTTCCTGGTTTTGCTGGCTTATATGGGGGTATGGGGTTAACTCCACAGCAACAGGGATTATTTGGTGGAGAAGATTTCTACGGAAATCTTGCAGAAATGTTCCCTGGAGTGGACGTAGAGGCTATGCAGCAGTTCATTCCTCAGTTCCAAGACCAAAGATATCAAAATCTTTTAGGAGCACTACAACAACAGCAAGCTTCACAGCTTGGATTTATTGGCACTGAATTTGATATAGCGGGTCGTGGACTAGATTTAAGTCGAAATGAACAGGCTCGACTGCTTAAGGAGTACGAGGCTCGAACCTTACTTCAAAAGGGTGATATCGGACAAAGAGAACTTGAGACTGGTAGGCAGTTCGGTATAACAGAGGCTGATATAACAGCAAGACTAGGTGAGGCTGGTGAGCAATTAGGTCTTACACAAGATGAGATTGACGCAAGGCGTGCACAGGTGGGTGCTCAATATGGTCTTACAGAGGCAGACATTGCGGGAAGGCGTACACTAACAGAAAGACAATTAACAGAGCAACAGGCCGACATATCAAGAAGATTGGGTGAGGCAGGTACAG